CGCCTGGGCCTGGGCCGCACGGACTTGGCCCTGCGCCTGCGTGTTGGCCTGATGGGCTCCGGAGGCTGCCAAGATGGATTCCGGGGAGCCGGAAAAACTGAAGTTTTGCGGGCCGAAGAAGCTGTTTCGCATGAAGTCCTCTACAAACTAATGTCCGGCTATTGCTGGTACACACGCACTTGGGCGGGATTTGCGTCAATCAGCTTGGGCTCACGGGAAACCACCACGGAAGCGGGGTTGCGCTCCCAGAAGTCCGCGTCCGCGCCCTTCACCACAAAGCCGCTGGCGGCCACTACCGATGCCTTGGTCGATGCCCCCGTGGTGGCGGCGTACACGCTGACCGTGTCGGCGGAGATGCCTATCACGCTGGCTGCGACAGTGGCCGTGGTGGCGTATGTCACGGTCTGCGAGGACGCCGCGGTTCCCGAAAGGGTCTGGTACGAAGGCAGGGTGGGGAAGGCATAGAACGTGGTGGTGCTGGCCACGCTGACAGAGCATGTGTCCGGATCGAAAGTCAGCGTCAGCGGAACCGTGACGGCGACAGGCTCTGGGCTGAGAGTCAGCGTGCCGCCGGAGATTGCATCCGTGGGCACGTTGACCGATGCGCCGGCGGGGATCACCGTCACGGTGGCGTCGGAGATTGCATTGGTCGGCACAGCCACCGTCACAGTGCCGCGGACCCAAGCATCCTTCATGTACCGATGAGCGCGGGCAACGCGCTCTGGAACACTCCTGACCACAGGTCTGCCAGTCAGATACCGGATGGGGCCGAAGAACCCCGGCGGCAATGCACCAAAAAACCCACCTGGGGCACCAGGGGCACCACGCTGGCCGTCCTTGCCTGGGGCTCCCGGCGGCCCGACAGGGCCAGCGACCGGATCCCCGTTCAGGACTTGGGTAGTCACGTTTTCGACGTTGACATCACCGCCCTCAAACGTCTGGTTTGTGATGTAGTCAATGCGAGCCCCGCCGTCGATGTTGATCGTCGGCCCGCCGTAATACTCGGTCTGCTGCAATACGGTATTTGTCGGGAAATAAAACTGCGAGTCGTAGCGATTGCCTGCATTCCAGGTGACGTTCATCCCGCCGATGTCTACCTGATTGTGGTAGTCGCCGGAGTTGTACGTATCCCCGCCAGGAAACAGGTTCTGGTACGAAGCGGGGTTCCAGGCGACCCCGCCGTTGAATGAATTGCTGCCGTAGACGTTGCCTCCGTACGTGCCGTTGGCGTTGCGTTTCTGGGGAGCCGCAAAGTTGACACCAGCCCTATGTGAGAGCGGCTGACCGCAGTTCCCCAATGCCTGCGCAAGCGGACCAATCGCCTCTGGCGGCAGCACTTGCCGCAGGGCGTCGATCAAGGCTGGCATCGTCTGCGTAAGCATCAGCCGACACCCTCAACGGTTACGCCGTGAATCTTGACCGGAGATGCCGACTGCGTCCCCGCCATGCCGATAGCCACATGGCGATCCGCTCCAGCCGACCGGGGGTCTAGGCGGCCAGCGAACATCGCCTGGGCATAGCCGGTGGCCGGCCCCAGCGAAGAGCGGGTGGACCCCATGTCCAGCACGGCCTGGGTAGCGCCGGCGGCGCTGACAAACCCGGCGCCTTGGTCAGACGCCACCGCGTTCGTCCTGGCTGCCGTGGAGCCGTTGTAGTGGAGCGAGAGCCGCAGCGGTGCGGTGGTGGCGGTCGGTGTGTATACGAACCCAATACTTCGGGAGGGATCCTTGTTCAGGACCATGTTGCCGGAGCGGTAGAGCCAAGAGATGGACCCGGCCGTGTCGCTGGTGCCGCTGGCCTTAAAGAACCCGCCTGCGCCGGTGCCGAAGACCTTCGACCTGCGGCCCGCCATCACGGCCGGGGCCGAGGCCGTCACGGCTGCGGGATACTCTTCTTCCCACCATGCCTCAGTGGCAAGGCAATGGCAGAGAGCCCGCGTGGGATCTGAGTCCCCTGACTTGCAGTAGTGGAACCGGACGATCTTGGTGTCGTAGTCCGTGGAAACGTGGAACAGGTGCGACTTGGAGAAGTCGATGATCCCGTCCCGCCAGTAGTTGTCCACGGCAGCCGAGAGTGGCTTTTCCTGCGAGCCATCAAAGGCATACATGCCATAGCTGTCGGCCAAGAACGCCACGCCGCCCATCACCGCAGCGCAGCGTGAGTTCAGCACGCCCCGGTAGGCAACCAGGGTGAACGACGCATCGATGACCGGCTGGGCCACATACCGCAGGGAGTACAGGTGGCCCGTCTGGGCGATCAGCATCTCGCCGCCAAGCGGGACAAGCGTAACGATGGAATCCCGCTCGCCTGCGTTCTCCTGCAAGACGATTTCGTTTTCAAACGGCACGCTCTCAGGCTCATCCACCTCTGAGAACATCAGGCTGTTGGGGGCATTGCCGGAGGTGTCCGCGGCAAACCAAGCCCGGTCCTGGAACATGACGCCCACGGCGTAGTTGCCAGGAAGCACGCCGAACCGCCGGGCGTTCAGGGCACCGCTGGGGAGCGTGACCGGCATCATGGCGTAGCCGTCCCGTTCCGCATCGATCAGGCTGCGGTCGGATAGCGTGTCTGTATATCCAGCAGACCATGCCGGGTCGGTCTTCTTGATCGTTGCCACGCGGTAGAGCAGCACCGCTTGATTGGCACTGGTACGCCACAACTCCATGGCCGTCACGCGCGTGTCAACAGCCGTGTGCGTGAATGACCAAGACAGGCTGTCGGAGCCGTCGATAACCTTCACCTCGGTCAGGTCCGAGATGGATGACACGCTGTTCCGGTCCTGGTCCACATATCGCACGGCGCAGAAGTACGTCCCCCGCAGCACGGGCTCCAGGACGGCTTCGGCTTCGGCGCGGGTGTCACCAATGATCAGCGACGGCGGCAGGGCGTAATCTCCGCCAGCGATGACGGTGACTCCTGTCACCACCCGATTGGCGACCGTGGCCGACGCTTGCCCGCCAAAGCCGGTGGCGTCCGCAGGGTCTGGCCGGAACGTCAAGACTGGCGCCACGGAGTGCTTGGTGCCTCCGGTCAGGACCGTGGCACCAGTGACGGTGTACCGCATGTCCACGGCAAGCGTGGCCCCGGAACCGCTGCCGCCAGTAATCATGGCGGTCACGCCTGTGGTAGTGGCCCCTGTCCCAGCAGCGAGGATCTGAATGGTGGAGATGCGACCAAGCTCATCCACCAACGGAACCGCATGGGCTTTCGTCAGGCCCTGGGCAGTGCTGAAGACCACCGTGGGCGTGGTGGTGGCGTTAGAGATGTAACCGGTTCCGCCATTCAGGATCGGAACTGCGTCCACCTTTCCCGACACAGTGACGCCGAACGTGGCGTCGTCTGCAAATCCTCCTGTGATGGCCACGGCTGGCTGGGCCTGATACCCGGCGCCAGACTCTTCAACGATGATGGCATCCACGCGGCCGTTGCTCATTACCGCCCTGGCCGTGGCCGGCGAGGTTGGCGTTCCACCGCTGATGGTGATTGTCGGCGTGGCGTGATACCCAATGCCACGGCGAACCAACTGGACGGCGGCCACATACTTGCCGGTGACGGTTGTTGCTGCCGTTATGACTGGGGCAAGCTGGGGCTTCTGCACGCCGATGTTGATGGCCTGAGTAGCCCCGCAGTCGATGCGAATCCCACGCCCAGCACCATCGACGCCGTAGACCTCGCCTGACCGTCCCTGGAAAAACGACATCGGCAGCAGGGTGCCGGAGAACACAGCCGCCGTGGCTGCTGCGCCTGTCCCGCCGCCACCACTCAGGGACACGGAAGGGGCGCTGCTGTAGCCCGTCCCGTGATTGGTGATGACAATCGATTCGACCTGCGTGCCCGCCATGTGGGCCACGGCCGCTGCGCCAGTTCCGCCGCCGCCAGAGAAGCCAACGCTCGGCGGTGCCGTATAGCCAGTGCCAGCGGCAGAAATGCCGACCGTCACTACGCCGCCGCTAGTTCTGGTTGCGAGCGTCATGTTGGCCCCGTTGCGGCTCTAACGACACCCGCAGCGTCCTGGTACACCAGCCGCTCGCTGCCGCCGCACGGGGCACGGAACACACGCCGCACGGGAGATGTGCCCGCAGACAGAGACGACCATGTCACCGCCACCATCCCGGGGCGGATGTTGAGTTGGCCAGGGACGATAGCCTGCACGTTGACCTGCGTCACGGCGGCGCCGCTAGGGATGGCATAGGGCGAGGCATTGGTGACCAAGCCCTGCCATTTGTCGATGACGATCATCCTACGTCTGGCCTCAGTGGGCTGCGCCAGCCACCGTCATGCCAAATCTCACGGGACCGGCCGGAGAGCGGGGCGAGCTGATCTTGCTCCAACGCCAGTCGGAGATCCCGCTGGTAGAACTGGTACGCCTTGTCTTCGCCGGTCTTGCGGATGCGTGCCAGCCAATACTCCGCGGCGCTGTGCATGGCCGTGGACATGTGGAATGGAATGTCCAGGGTTGTAACGCTGTCGGGCGCCAGCGAGGAAATGTCTGCGGCCGTCCGGCGGTACGTGAAGTCGATGGTTTCCTGCTTGGTCGGATAGCCGATCAGCTTGATGGCCCACCCACTAGAGTCAGGGTCTTTGATGACAGTCCAGTGGTATGGCTCACCAGAGGAGTTCGACACCCGTTCGATCTTCATGGCCTCGTCGGGCGTCACGTACAGGCCAGACCACCAGTTGTATTCGTCCGATGGCTCGTCCATGTTCCGGAAATCCGCCGGCAGTGGGTACACACTGCGGTACAGGGTGTAGGACTCGCCAGTGATGTTGGCCTTTAGCTTCAGCACCGAATCCAGGACGATCACGCTCCCGGAGGTGCGGGTCGCAACGCGGCAGATTTCCTCGCCCACCTTCAGGTACGCGCCCGTGGCGGCCCAGGTCGGCCACGTTCCGCCAGTCAGCGTCACGGTCGTACCACTGGAGGTGACCGTCCCGGTCGAATACGGGGCCTCCAAAATCACCCGACCGTGGACATGGTAGTAGGACCAGTCCCGCATGGTCGTCAGCTCGTCGTAGGCCCGGATGATGGCCTGTTTGATGTCCTTCTGCTCTGCGTCCTGCGGCCCCCCGTAGGACGAGACGATGAGGTACTGGACGAGATTGGCGTAGGTTGGTGCAGGCATGGTTCTAGGGACTATTGCCCCAGAACTAGGCCCGCAGAAACACCAGAAAACCGGCCATCATGGCGGCCAGGATGGCGGCGGAGAGGACCATGAACAGCAGGAAATGCCGGAGGGTCATGGCCTTGATTGTGTGTCTAGCGTCACGGCACCTGCGGCAACGCCGCACGGTAGGCCGCCTCGCTGATTTCCTCCACCGCACCGCTGGCGAGCAGTTGCGGCAACAGCGTGGCCGCTGGCTCCCAGGTGGCGAACTCGTCATGGACGGCCAGGAGCAGCCGCCCGGCAGCGTCACGCGGAGCGACGGCGGCCGGATCGAAGCAGGTGACGGTCTTGCCATCTGCCGTCGGGTGTCCCCACGCCGCATCCAGTTGCAGCCGGATCGACTCGTAGAAGACGGCGTCGGCAGTGCGGAAAAATCTCATAGCAGAGCAAGCCCGTATTTCTTGGCGAGGTAGGACTCAACGCGCGACTCTTCCGACGCACTGAGCGCCCTTGAGTAAATCAGCACTTCCGCTATGTCGCCGGCCAAGAAGTGAACGTAAAAGAAGCCTCCAGCCCCGTTGTCTGCCGACAGGACACCCAAGGCGCAGCCGTTATTTGAGGCCGTGGACGAAAGGTTTATAGAGGCGTCTGTTGCGCTCAGGCCAGCCGTGCGATTCTTCAGGACTGCCGAGGTGCCGCCAACTTTGAAAGAGACAAGAAACTTCCCTAGCAGTCCGGCCGTCGCGCCGACACCGGGAAATACGCTCGTAGACACGCCGCCCAGTGCGCGAATGCCAGCGCTGTTGGTGTTTGTCGAAATCACCCACAAGTCGCCGGAGTCGTATGAACTAGCGCCGTTTTTGTTGTGCGTGAACAGGCCGCCGTCCGATGTCGAAACCGGCTTGTTGACTACCATGAAGAGGGTTGCAGGAAACACCAGCGAGCCGGCGTTGGTGTTAGATTGCAGGAAATCATTGCTGCCGTCGAAGCGGATGGCCGGCTTGGTGCCAAACACGTTCGTTGCCACGGTCGGGCGATCATTGGCGGTAGTCTGAGCGAACACGCGGCCGGAGCCAGACTTGTCCCGCCACTCGCTGACGCCCCCGGAAACGGTCGTTATGGTGGCGGCGTCGTCCGCTTCAAGCCACAGGCCCAGGTTGGCGATGCTCTTTGGCGTGAACCCGCTCGCCTTGGGCCGCAACAGCCTGGGATTCATGGCGCACATGGGATTGCCTCGGGGATCCAGTGACTGTCAGGACGGCCCGTCGCCGCACCGAATGGCGATAATGTGCGACCCGGGCACCAGATGGGCGTTGTCTGGCGGAGAGGCGGAGTTGAACCGAACGGCCAGCGTGGCAGCGGCGGAAGTGGCGTAAACAAAAGCAGCCGACACCGCGCCAGACGTAGACGCAGACATGGCCTGTGCGGTGTTGCCAACCAATTCGGCGCCGCCGTACAGGGCGTAGCCAGTCGGCGTCGTAGAGCCCACGTAGGACGCGCCGTTAATAGCGACCAGCGCGCCGCCAGACACGGCACTTGTGCTTGCCCCCACCAGAACAACCCGCACATCGTATGCGCCGGGCGAAGACAGGTTCACGGACATGCCCTGCACTTCGTAGTAATCGCTGCTGGAGGCGCCCTGCGTGGTGGTAATGGCACCGACCGAAATCGACGGCAGCCCGACCTCCCCGGCTGTGTGCGTGTGGCCTGGCGACGAGTAGCTGAGACTCACATCGCCCGTTTGGCCGTTGACGCTCGCCACACCAGAAATCAACGGGCCAGAACCCTTAACGACATACAGGGTCTGCGAATCCTTGACCGCCAAGGCGTCGTAGGCGGCCTGGGTGAGGGCGATGATCTTCTTAAAGCCAGTCGCACCAGGGAACTGACCGATAGTGCCTGAAGAGGTCTGGAAATACAGCGTGCCGTCCGCACTGTTGAGAGCCAGTTCGCCCTCTTCCAGTTCCGCAGCCGTGGGCGCCTCCGCTGCAACGACCGACTCGCGGACCCGCACCGGCGTGCTGCTGCCGGGAGCATATTCAAAAGCCATTTCTCACCCCTTTGCCATGACGGTCATTGCACAGGTTGTCCCGCCAACAACGACGGGAACCACATAGTTGACTGCGAAACAGGCGTCGGGGACGGGGATGATCCCCACTGTGACGGCCGAGGTGACGGCCGCGCCATCCGAATAGATGGCCCGCGGAGTCACGGCCGGGTCTACGGTCCCGTGCCAGTTGATCTGCGTGCAAGAGTTGGTGGCGGCGATCATCACGCAGGCACCGCCAAAACGGCCGAAAGGAATCATGCCTGCCGTTGTGGCGGCCGAGGAGCTGGCCGTAATCACCGAGCCGGGAGAAAAGTGCCGTGCGATCTCGTTCATAGTCGTCCCTTCACCTTGTAGGCGTGCTTGTCAATGATCTTCTCTCGCAGCTCCCCGACCTTGGCGTTGGGGTTCTTGCGCTTCTCTTTGCGGATTTCGTCTTTGATGATGCTCTCCGACAGCACCACGCGCTTCGGCGGGGCTTCGCCGGGGTCGTAGTTCACGCTTCCCGTAACGTGCAGGCGCCGCTTGCGGGCCACGCTGAGAACATCGTCGTTGCTGCTGACCCACGCCGCTGGGTCTTTCCAGCCGCGCTTGTCGGCTATCCCGGCGCAATAGTATTTCCCTGAGATGTTGATGCCTGCCTGCCGGGCCTCACGGGCGACGTACTGCGCCTGGATCTTCGGCATTTCGTCCAACTGCTCGTTGTTCTGCCGACCCTGGAGAAACGCCCGGTCGCTGCCCTTGGTTCCAGGCGGCTGCTGGAGGGCGACCATAGCGGCCCACTTCTCCCCGTAGGGCAGTGCTTTCTCGTAGCGGCTCTTGGCCCATTCGCCAGCGGCTTCGATCTCAGGAGGGTATGTCATACAGGACTATTGGCCTTCGGGAGGAGCTTCGGGTGGTGCTTCAGGCGGCGGGCCTGGGGGAGGCCCAGGAGGAGGTGGCGGCACCATGTACCTGCTGATGTCCACGTTCATCACCTCGCCCCAGTCTTCCAGCATGGCGTTGAAGATTTGCGGCTGACCGGCCTGCATCAGGCCCTGCGCCACGGGCATCATTATCTGCATGGCGTTGTTCATGTTCTCTACCTTGGTGGCGATATTCGGCTTGCGGGCCGAACCAGCCTCCACGCGGTAGGAGTATTCACGGACCACCGACTCCGGGTCTTCGCCCTGCACATGCAACTGCCACGCTTGGGCGGCCATCGGTCCGAGAATGGGGGCAACGTCTTGCGGGTAGACCATCCAGCGGGCGAGGAGCGCTTCCTTGCGGGCGACCTCCGACAGCGCGTCTTCCAGAATCGAAGCGTAGTCGTCAGGCCGGACGCTGATCTGTTCCGACTTCACGGCGGCCTCTGCTGCCGACCTGAAGGAGGCCCGGGTCATGCCGTAAATCAGCTCGGTCAAACCGACGCGGCGGTCGAACAGGTTCGTCACCTCGGCAATGATCTGGTACATGTCCTGGGTCACCCCAGGCATCTGGAAGACAGAGATCACATCGTTCACCGAACGTCCGACAGCCTCGGAGATTTCAACGATGTTGAACCCGCCCTCGTTCTTCTCCAGGATCTTGGCCTTGAGATCCGGGTCCGCATGCTTGGCCACACCGATGAGCGTCTGGCTGGAGGTGGCAATGCGCGTGGCGAGGAACGACATCGCCCAGTTGATGAATCTCAATTCCCCGATGCCAGGGCGGATCAGCGAGATCGGCCAAGAGTATCCCGGCTTGCCGTGCCACACCAGCGGCGTGAATGGCCAGCCGCTTGGCTCGGCCCAGAAGGGGATCGGCCACTGGGCAGCCATGAAAAGGGTAGGGGGGATGCCAGACTCATCGACCTCCTCCTGCATCATGGCCGGAGGAATGTTGAGCGGGAAATCCACACCCTCCGCAACGACGATGTAGCAGTTGGGCCCGAGGGCGTCGAACTTGCCGCGCAGGTCTTGGTCGGCGTCCTTGAGCCTGTCACCAAAGCCGGTCTTGGAGTAAATCTCCCAGTAGACGATCAGGTCGTTCGTCTTGCCAGTCTTCTTCTCATGCTGATAGCCGCGCTCGGTCGCATCGGCCTGACGGGAGTAGGATTCCACCGAACCCTTGAGGTCTTCACGGGACAGGCCAAACTTCGCAGCCACCTCATCGATGGGCTGCACCCTGCGACGAGCCGCCCAGCGAATGTCCTCAAACTCGTCGGCGTCGGGATCCCATACAAGGTTGTCGATGGTGTCGTAGAACGACCCGGCCATCTTCACCGTGCCGCCGGGAGGTGTGTACAGCTCATGCCACCACACACCCGCGCCCTTGATAAACGCTTCCTCCACCACCTTGCGTGAGTGCTGCTTGAGGTTGAGTTCGTTGGGCGTGTAGTTGAGGTAGTCCTCCAAGAGCTTGGC